CGTCCTGCCGCTAACAATCAGCATGGTTGGAACCTTAATCAGCGCGCCAACCAGCACAATGCCAGCATCCAGGCGAATGGTGCGCACATACATGCCGCCGTGGATGATGTGTTCAGTGGCAATTTCGACTTGCGGAACCCGCAAAACGGCTTCCTGCACCCGCTGAATGCCGGCCAGAACCGCCGCGCCGGTAGGTGCCAGGCTCATTGCAGCCCTCGATAGAAGACGGAATTCGTCCTGCGGTAACTTCTCTTTGATTCCAGCAGCTTCTCCAGCTTTCCGCCCGCAGGTGCGCTGTACAGCACGCCCACGCAGCCAAGCTCTCTGGCCTGATGCTCAACCATCTGCATCAGTGCGGCGCCATAGCCGAACGCCCGGAATGGCTCTGAGACGAACAGGCTCTCCAATGTGGCCACGCGCTTGCCGTAATGCGGTAGCACCGGCGTCAGAAACCATGCAAAACCGACTAATTCACCCTCATGGAGCGCGCCGAAACAGTGAAACAGGCCGGATTTCTCCAGAATGGCGTATGTATCCCACTGCGGATCAATCGGACCAATCTCAGGGATGGAACTTTCGGCTGCATATTCCGCAATCAGCGGGGAACCGATAATCGCGGTGTAGCTGATGCGTTCGATCATTAAGTAGCCGGTGTCTGTGCCGTCAACAGGCCGTTAGTGAAGGTCATCGTGCCATTTGCGCCGGTGCCCGTGAGTTTTGCGGTCGCGATAACAACCGTCAGACCGCCCAGACGCGACGTGTTCAGCGTTCCGGTGGCGATATTGGAGGCATTCGCAGCAAACGCCTCTGCCGCGGCCTGTGCCGTCGCTGCCTGCGTTGCCGCATAGGCTTCAGCGTTGCTCTGCGCCGCGTTTGCTGCTCCCGTGGCGAAGGTTTCTGCTGCCGCTTGTGCCGCCGCCGCCGATCCAGACGCATCAAACGCCGATACCGGCTGAATTGCTGCTGTTCCTAGAAGGTTTCCGGTCGCACCTGTGGGCATAATCACCGCACCTTGCGCCTCCGTTGTGGATGATGTCATTCCCGGTGGCTGCATCACCCCGGAAGCAGACACGTTTCCAACCGTGGTGCCAATGCCTTCCGCGCGCCCGGTAATCTTCGTCGCTGCATTTATCTCGCCAATCAACTGGCCCAGCTGATTCAGGCCCTTCGTCAGACGATTATCCCAATCGATAAACACCTTCAGCGCACCTGGAGACGGCTTCAGATCCTTGGTCACCAGCGGACCTTGCACGATGGCCGTAAATCCCGACGGAGAACTCTGATTTCCAGCCATTTACGCCGCCTGCTGCTTGGTTTTATCGTCGGGAGTCTTCAGATTCGCGCCGACGATAACCCAGGGAATCGGATCGGTGACGCTCAACTCATACACGCGATAGCGAGAACGGCCCAGCCGCCGCCATACCACGCGGGTATCGTATTGGCCGGCAAAGCCGCATTCAATCATGTGAACATTCGACCAGGTTTTGCCGCGATCATCGCTCCAGCGCAGCATCGCGTACGGTGCCCGCGGCGCATTGTCGCCATCAAGCAATGGCGGCTGCAATCCCAGGCCAGTATCGAAATCAACCGTAAGTTCCTGGTGGTAAATCCAGTCCATTTCGTTCTCGATGGTCGGAGATCGGCGCAATCGGCGGATGTCTGTGCCATTTTCGTCGAGGTATTTGGTGCTCATCTCGTAGATATTGCCTGTGCTCCAGTCTCCGACCAAGTTCATGCCCCACGCATAAACGTGATTCCAGCTCTTATGCGGCCCAAATGAGGCCGTTCCCGCGTTCCACGCCGCCCGCTTGTGCCAGATACCCTCGGCCACGTCATAGCACCAGGTCCACTGCGCACCGGGAATGTAGATCGTCCAGAATGTGTGCCCCTGGTCCTGATAGGCATACGTCACCATGCCGGAAATATCGGCATAGGTCGCTAAATCCGTCTCAACCGCGTAAGTCGAGATGCGCTGTGGAGTATAGCCGTTCGCGCGCCACGCACTGCGGCCGCCGCGCACGCTTTCATCGATCCAGAACACGGAATTGTCGAGCAGGCAGGGCCCAAGGATGGCTGCGCTGCCAGTCTCCATCAGTGCGCCGGGGATAGGGTCAAAGATGCTGCTGCTGCCCGTGTCTTGATACGGCTGGCAGTGCTGCGATCCGAACACCCACAATTCGCGGTGATTGACTTTAATCGAGACGATGTTTTCTGGAAATACAGACACGGCGTTGACGAAGATTCCCTGCCAGGTGGTGCCATCCAAAATGTTTGAAATTTGGAACTTGTTCGTGCCCCCCAGCGAAACGATGAAATATCCGTCTGAATACTCCACTTGCTGCGGTATGCCCTCAAGTTGACCCGTGACCTCTGTCAACAGGTTGGTAGCAAAGTTGAAGTCGTAGGCATGGCCACCGGAAACTATTAGGAGCTCGATGTTGCTGAATGCAAGCGACGCCGGCGATTGGTCTGCGGCCACTGCGCCAAGGTTTACATTGGTCCCGTCGCTCATCACTTCGTACAGCGAAGCGCCAGCCACGGCGAACATCCGCGTTCCCGTGAATATCTGGCCCCGCACGGGAGTTTCAGGCAATGCCGCAAACGTCTTCAGGCCCGGTGTCCAGAACAGCGCCCCAGGCTGCGTGTACTGTGCCATCATTGGCGTGCCATCGTATTGCTTCTGCATCTTGGGGCTAATCGTCTCCGTCGTCTCGTAGAAGAAATTGATGCACTCTTCGTCCGCGACTGCGGTTGAGCGCGATGTATAGGAACCGCCGACAAACCCAATCTTCATTAGAAAGGTATCCCGAACATGTCAGCTTTCCAGTTATAGCCGGCCTGATCCGCGACCAGATCCGACTTTAGCGCGAGGCTGGGAGCGTTCATCGTCTTGATGCGCGCCAGGGATTCAACTGCGATAGCGCCGACGGGCGGGGAGATTGGCGCGGCAAACTCAGCTGCCAACCGTAGCGCCAGGTTGTAGCGCAACGCCTCGGCGTAGCCTTGCGGATACGACAGCTTAGAATTGAGCGAGTTTGGAGAGCCCACCGCCTGCCAACTGTAAATACGCACGCTATTCTGCGCGATGGGAATGGGCCAGAAATTCAATGTACGCAGGGGAAATCCTCCATCGTCATAACATCCCAGCGGGAACGATGAATCGACCGTCTTGACGGGCAACTGCTGCTGCCATTGCTCGACTGTCCATATCGGGATGGGAACTTCAATCGGGTTGGCCGGATTCGACAGCAAGATCGAACTCATCGCGTCGATGCGCGCGGGCCGCTGTGCGTCGAAATTACCCCCAGGGCCAAAGGTGTAGGCTTGCTGCCCCATCGCGAATGGGAAATCCTGCGAAAAGGTCGTGAAAATGGTCAGCCGATCCGCATTCCAGGCGTCGATCATCTGGGCAAGCACCATCAGCCCATCGTTGGCCTCGGCGAATGTCGGCTGCTCACCAGGCGCGAAGACGCCAATCAGCCGCCCGGCGCTGGTTATCAGATCCATCGCGCTCTGGATAATTGCGTTCGTCTGTGTCTGCGGAGGAGGGATGGGCATTAGTTAGCCTTCTTGTGCTGTTTCGTTGCGTGTTCGACCGCGAACCGTGGACGTTCGATTGGCTTCTCATTCAGCAGCGCCAGTTGCAGCGCAATTTCGCGCATCCATGCCGTTTGGCTTAGATCGGTCGCCGGTTTTTGCTTGATTTCGTCAGATGTCATGGTTTATCAGGGAAAAATGTGGGGGCTAGGCGTGAGCCAAACCCCCACCAGGTGATTACTGAGCAATGACGCGAGCGGCCAACTGCGGGCGCAGCGTCTTGTACCCATACAGCACATCGATTCTGCAAGGAATCTGCATATTCGTGATGTTGTACTGACGGGCAATCGACATAGAGATGCCGTCCATAACCTGACGGGTGCCCCATGCGCCGAACTTGGACACATCGACCAGATCGGCAGTAACGAACGCGAATGCGTCCGGGTGGAAGAGCAGCGATTGGTTGTACAGCGCCGAAGCACCGCCGCCAACCTTGGAAACAGCCGCCGCGGTCGCCGGCGAACCGGTAACGTTCTGCGCTGCACCCGTGGTGACGATGGCCGGACTGATAGCCAGGGTGGTCGCGCTCGCTCCAGAGTTCGCAGTAACTACGAACTGCTGCAGAAAGCCACGATCTGCCTTGGTTTCAGGGTCCACCGCATCCACACCGGCAAAGGTGACGATGTCG